CGTTTTCCATTTTTTCTTTCTGCCTTGCTTTAATGTTTTTGTCATAGTCTAATTTTTGAAGTTGAAATTTTTTTGTTTCGTTCTCATTGAACAGCTGATCTGCTGTTTTTAGTAATTCCTTCCGCAAAGCATCTTGCTTTTGATAGTAGGATATTACTTTTCGTTCCTCTCTCGAGTAAAGCCGATCGCGATAATAGCGAGGCATAGCAATAGTGTGACCGTCTTGAGTACGTACTCGACAACGATCTGCGACGACTGCATTAGGATTGAGTTTTTTGTGGTAATAGATCATATTCGCGGATAGGTAGCACTCCCCCAGTCCTTTGCTCATTAGTGAGAATTCAGGAGTGCGATCATCATTTTTATGAACTGGAATTTTTGTTGGCTTAGTGATATACTTCATAGTATAACCGACAGAAGGTCCTGATACATCTCCATAGTGAACGTGACCTTTTGTCCATGCACGTTCTATTAATTCAGCGGAGGCATTGAACATGATAGCATGATAGTGCGGACGCTTAAATCTTCCACCGTATTCACCCACAGCGAAATACTTGATCGGTTGTTCGTGGTATGGAATGTTCGCTTTTTTACAGTAACGCTTTGAACTCTGCATTTTCCTGAGACGTTTGAAGAATAGTTGTAAGTCTCGACGACGAATTTCCATGTAGCCGTTTGGCGTACGAGGGACATTTTTTTCTGCATAAGTCATAGTTATAAAGTAAGCAGATAAGCAGTGTTTTTCTTCTTGCATTAGTCGAAAACTCCACGAGGATGCACGACGCGAGCGGCAAGCCGGACACTTGCCGCACGGATAAGCGTCATAACTTTTTTTTCCTTTTTCCTTGTGGAAAATTGGTGTCATGCACTGCGTTTTACTCATTAGCCAAGTCTTGGAGTGCCGTACTTAGGCAGTAACCTAAATGCCGTTACTCTGTTTAAGTGATGAGCCCAAAGATTATCCGTTTCATCTTGGACTGCAAAGATTCTGTTTGTAGGGTCTGATGATATGAAATCTTCATTCAGAGAAGGAGCTGCATCGAATATCCTGCCCATGTGCCAGAAATCGAGAGTTGATTGAAAATCTCCTGCTACTCTACTCGGCATATACTTGTATTCACTGTATCGAGGAAGATAACCAAATGTTCCCGGGTCAGCTAAATAAGCATAAACTTCTTGCTGTGAAACTTCTTGCTCTCCAATATTTGCAAACTGTGTCCACGCGAAATCAAGAGGTGATTCTCTAGTGAACATTTTTGGCATGCCTTGCTGATATGCTGTTTTTGGCAATACCGAGAGGATACCGATTATCCATCCATGTTCCTCGCAGAAGTATGAACCTTGATAGCCTGATGTAACTCCTAATCCGTGACCGGACATATTGCCCTGAGGTAGTTCCGTTGTTCCTGTTGTGTTAAGAACTTCACTTATTACAATTGGACTTTTTGAACCAGTGATGTACTCCGGACGTTGTAACCTTTTATCAGATGAGAACACTCCAAACATGTGCTTTATATGTTCTGTGTAACGAGTACCGCCGCGAGCATTTGCTTCGAGCCACTTTTGTAATGCTTCAGCTCTGCGTAGATCATTCATCGTTGCTGTGCCTGTCATTGTTGAAGTATCTGCATAAAGATGATCTGCCGGAATTGACGGATTGTCTGAATTTGATTGAACGTAAGGAATGTTACCAGGCGTTGCAGTGATGTTGCCTCCTCCTGGTCCAGCATTTTGAAAGACTTCAACGTCTGAGCCAGTTAAAGGAATTGAAACGTTAGCTCCTTTTTGTGCGAAAGGTAGATTCGCTGTAAAGTAATCATGCTCCCATGCTCTTTTTCTGAGTGTTGACAGCATTGTGAAATTTGGAGTATTGTCTCCTGATGCAACTGCATAATCTCCGGGAGCAATTAACGCCGTGATCATGTTCTGATCTCTGTAATAATCATCATAGATTTTTGCATAAGCAGCGAAAGGCAATGCACTGATGTTGATGTCTGTGTTTTGATCGCCATTGCCAAACGGAGGAATTCCCATGTAGTTTAACAGCTTTGAATATCTGCCGCTGTCTGGTCCAACTGTCATGTACGGAGGTGTAATGTCTGAGCTTGTTCCGTCTGAGCTGTTTGGATAATCTCCTGTGATAAATTGTTCCCATTGTCCCCACAGGATTCTATTAGGCACGAAGAAATAGTGACAAAATACATCTACTCTGTGCATAAGTGGTGCAATCATTGGAGCTAATCGCATGACGTTTTCTGCGCCAATTTTTACGCGGTCTCCCGGGATGCAATCCATGCAGAAGACCGGGACAAGGTCTCCCATCCTGAGCGATAGCTTAACATCATGTGTTAAGTCGAAGAGATTGCCCTTCGGTTTTTGCAGGGCAATTGTGTTGAAAATGTTCTTCATTGTTTTGTGAATTTTTATGTGAATAAATAGTGAACAAGAAAAAGGGACGCTGTTTGCGTCCCGTTGGGTTTTCATAGCCGGATTCCGCCACGAGCGACGAAGTATCGCCTGCTCTTTCGCGTTTTCCCTCGGCCACGAAATGATCTCCGCTTCCTGCGGAAACTTCGCCTCGAACTGTGTCGGTAAGCCATAGTGTAAAGATTTTGTTATGGAGCAAAATAATATTATTTCATCAATTGTTGAAATCCTCCCATGAATGTTCCAATCCATTTCCTGATCTGGTCCATAGTGAAATTGTCGACTACTTTTTTCATCATCTGGTTATTGAGGTCCTTGCCAAGTTGCGTAGTGCCGAGCATGTCAGTTTCAGCAATGATCTTTTGCTGCATGTCTTTACTCAGTGAAATACCTTGACGAGCTGCCGCTTCTTGAGCAACCATTAACGCTATATGTTGCATCTTTTCCTGAAATGTACCAGCAGCGAGAAACTCCCGGCGTATGTTCTCCGATTGACTGAATGTTATATCCTGGACCATCTTATCAATACTGGTCTGTGTCTGCACGTTCTTTAACCTTGCTGCTTCAACATTATAACCGAATGTACTTCCAGCGAGATTAACAGCGATCTTCTCCCGTGCGTTTTTTGTGGTGATGTAGTCAGCTTGTTGTGCTTTCATTATAGCATCATTCATTACCTGTGCTTTTTTTGCTGCATTTAAATCCTGTACTGTTTTCATTGTGTCAATCTGTGTCTGTTTCATCTTTGTGTCATACATGGTCTGAAATGCACCTCCAAGATTGAAAGACGGAGCTTGTTGTGTTGGCGCGGATCCGGTCGACGACCGAACAGGACTACTAAGACCAGAGGCTTGAACTCCCGTGCCGTAAACGAGGTTAGGATTAAGCTTGGCATTTTTGAGCCGCTCCATTTGAGCACTTGGAGCATTATACGCGTTCTGCATGTTCCAGTCTGATAAAGCATCAGCTCTCTGTCGATTATACATTTGCTTTGTGTGTTTCCAGCTTTTTGCATTCGCAATAGCTTGCATGCCTGCGTCCACAATATTTGAGCCGCCAGATACAAGGCCAGCGAGCATAGTAGGGTCAAGTGCCATAGTTTTTTGATTTTAGACATTGTTATTGTTTTTGTGTCTGCTGTTGCCCACGCTTCGGGAACGGCCGGACTTCCTCCGCATGCCGGCCTCTTGGTCGGTCAGTCGGTCGTACCTCCCTCGTTCCCTCCTTGATGCGGCTTGCGTCGTCGTTTGGGCCGTTCTCCTCTGCTTCTTTCCAGCGGACAATGCAACATTGCATTGTCCGGTAACAGCCGTGCGCCTTGCGGCGCATCTAGCTCGGCGGCCTTCTCCGCTGCGCTTCGAAGGCTTCGCACTCGCATCGCGCTCTAGGCTTGGGTTTCAGCGTTTTTAAAAAAAAAGAGCTTTTTTTTGGTGTCATCTAGCACTGTATATCAAGTATTACAGTGCTAGTTTTTAGCGCCTCCGGCGGGGCTCAGGGCTCTGCCCTGAGAACCCGGGTTTTTTTAGGATATTATTACAAGGCATTAGGAGGCGCATTAAGCGATTGTTTTTCATTTTTCAACTGTGTAGAGCCCAGCTTGAAGTTGGTATAATTCGTCATTTAACGGTAGGCTGAGCTGATTCCACTTTTTGTTGATTGTCTTTGATTGCTTGTTCTTGTTTGGCGAGTCTGATTTTTTCCATCGCCTGTTCTTGTTGTTCGGTGATTGTTTTAGCGATCTC